GGCGAGGTAACCAGAAGTCCTCCATCATGGACATAAACTTACGATCATCACGGATTTCTCCAGTCTGTGCATTATATGCAAGTTTATTTCTGTAGCGAGACATAACCTCTTTGAGGTATTGCTCTGCCTTTACTTTTGGAAGATTGCCAACGTCAATATAAAAAATACGACGCTCAGGTGCTCTTGATAAGCGATAGATGACCAACGAATCCTCAATCATTCTCAGTTGATTGAGTGCTTTGATTGATTTGTGAAGATATGAGAGAACTGTATTTTTGTTTCTATCTACTAAACCAGAAGTACAATAAGTTACAGAATCTTTTGACAGTTTTATTGCCTTTGATGCACTTCTACCAACACTAGTTGTTGGATAGTTTGGTGATGGTGTGTATTGGAAAAATTCTTCAAATTCGGGTCCTTTATATTGATCAATTTCTTGTTTCTGAGCACCATTAACTCTTATTGTACCAATATCATATTGATTTGGTTTTTTCTTCTCTTGACGAATATACTTCATCTTAAGAGGATCAATATATCTCAACTCTTGAATCCCCGCTTGGGGATTTGCCATATCAATTACTTTGAGATAATATATTCTTCCGTCAACATACCAATTTCTAAAGATTTCGTGTGCTTTTCTATCGAAATCTAAAATCTCTTTTAAATACTTGAATTCCTCTCTAATTCTAATCTTGAGAGGTTCACTTATATTCAGATTTGATAACTCAATCTCAACAGGTGAGTCATACAAATCACTAACTATTGCTTCATTAACTACATCTTCAATAGCACCATCCGCTTCAGGATGGAGTGACATTTCTCTATATCTTTTTATTAAATCATGCTCTGTTTTAAATACACCTTCAATGTCAATATATGAACCATAAAATCCACTAGAGACATAGTTATCAACCCCGTCCTGATTAGTTTCAGGAACGGGGGAGATGACTGAAGGTGACTTATTTTGGTTGCCGTCAATTTTAAAACCAAAAAGTTTGGCCATAATAAGTTTAAGTGTCTATTACCTTCTTCTATTTAGTTGATGTTTTCACCGCCAGCATTAGCGCCGGTACCTTTAGTTGCTTCCCACCATTGAACTTGCATTTCAACAGTGAACTCTTGGATTGCATTTCCTGCATCATAAGAGAGATCAATAGGTGCTACTGCAGTTGGGAACACATCATAGAAGCGATAAGATCTCAGAGTAGAACCATCACGGTCTAACTGATAAACATATGCATCTGCCTGATATGTTGCTGGATCTGTTAAACCAGTATTATCAGATACACGATTGATAGTATTCATCCAACGCTCAAAGGCGGAACGAATAGCGAAATCGGCATCATTCAGGACGGTAACTGTCCAGGTATCGAAGGTACGATCACCTGCGATTTTTAGAATACGACCTCTGAAAGGTACATCTATCTGAGCAATGTTTGATGCAGGAAGGTTGGCACCCTTTACCAAGAATCTTGATTTATCAAGAACGTCAGAAGAAGGTTGCGCTGCATCAGGGAACTGGAGTACGACTTCAAAGAGATTGGCGCGAGCGCCACCACCCGTTAACTTACTCTTGAAGTCGGTAATTTTCCTTAGTGGGGGTGGATTAATCTGTTGTCTAGATGGCATTTGAGTTAACCTTTAAATTAAACGGAACCGATTACTTCTTCAAATGCAACACCAGTTCTGGTGGCAATGAAGGTAAGACCGATGAAGTTAATCGATCTTGCTGGTTTGATGTAGATGTCTGCAACAAACTCATTAGCATCAATAATTTCAGGAGTATTATTTGTTTCATCACAAATAACAACATAATCAAAGATGCCTCTCTTAGATTGAACATCACGCAGGAATGGTTCTACGATGTTTACAAAATTAGTTCTTGTAATTTCATCGTTGAACTCAAACAGGAAGTCCTTAGCGGCAGCAGAAATTGCATCTTCTAAGAAGATAAACAAGCGACGAACGTTAATTCTATCGAACGCGGAAGACTTTCCAAATCCAGTTTTATCACCGAATAGGATAATACCTGCTCCAGGGGAGAAGATAATTGGGTTGATCCTATTTGAGTAAAGAACATCTCTCTGCTTTCTACCTGGATTATATGCCAGTTTTACAGCATTGAGAATAGAACCTCTCGATGTTCCTGCAGGTGAGAACCAAGGGAACTGTTGAATGTCTGTTCTGGCACAAGTACCAGCGATGTCTCCATTTAGAGGAACATAACGGAAAGTATCATTGAAGCGGTCGTACATATACTTGTAACCACTATCAAATACACCATAAGTTGTAGATGAAAGTGAAGCATAGAACGAAACTACATTTTCAGTAATTTGATCAATATCATTAACTGTTACAGTTCCAACAGTATTATCTGAAAGGAATGCACCTCTATATGGTGAGATGAATGCAACAGCATCTTGTCTTGCTTCCGCAACAGCAATTGCTTTTTGTGCAATACCCTGTGCAGTATCTTTATCCCAGTTTCCTGATCCCATCAGGATGAAGTCTACTTCGTATTCTTCAGTGTTATCATACTTACCAAGTCCACTGATAATGTCATCAGCGCCTGAATAAAGTGCTCCTTGCTCAGTAAGAGTTGTCTTACCACCATAGTTCTTACCACCTCCAAGAGATGCAGTAAAAACTCCAGAACCAGCAAAGTTTACACTATCTGCATTTTGATCCCATCCACAGTCAAGATCAAGTTCGTTTTGTGCAACACCATTGTCACTAAATGCGACTGTAGTAATGCCTACTGGAGCAGATCCTCCAAATACATATCTGGAATTGGTATAAAGATACTTTCTCCAATAAGATGTAGAACCTACGGAGAATTCAGCATCTTTTGCTTTGGAAAGATTTAAATGCTTCTCCAGAATAGAACCTGCATTTCCAGTTATTGTTCCTTTGTCGTCAATGACAACAACATGAACTTCATCAAATCTGCCGTTTCTGTTTGCAGCATATTCTGAAGTTCCTGGGCGGTTGGCAAGTCCATCCCACTCAAGTTCTACTGGATTTCCTTTTAGATCTGTTGATGTTAGAACAATTTTTTGCCCTTCAAACCAATCACTTTCTCCAGTGTATGATCTTGAAGCAAAAGCACTAGATTGTCCATCAGTTGCAATACCAATTGTTCCAGTATTTGCTAAAGCATATTTGCCGTTTTGTTCGTAGTCAGCATTTGTAACAGTTCCTGCAGCAGAAACGTGCTTAACCAACTTAACACCAAGTGAGTCTGCACTAACTTCAGTGATTACACCTTGGAAGTATCCATCAAGAATTGTAGTTCCACCAGTTCCAACAGGAACAACAGTGCCAGCAGGCACTCCATAAGTGAAACCAAAACCAACAGAAACACCAGATCCAAGTCCTGATCCTGTTAATGTTTGATCTGCTTTACCATCAATTACAGCAACTCGGATTCCGTTTGCCCAAGTACCAGGGTTCTTTGCAGCAAAGGTAACACCTGTAATTGCATTTTCATCATATTGAAGTTCTTCGTAGTGAGAAGTGCTCTTGATTCTGATGCTTGTTGCAGTTCCAACATAAGCATTCTTAAGACCTTCGCCTGTCAGAATGTTGAAATCATCTGCTCTAGAAACTCGTAGAGTTCCTCCATAAGCAAGATAGGATGATGCAACCATCCAACTCTCATAATGCTTATCTGTGGAATATGGTCTACCGAAAGTGTTTAAGAGATCGTCCTCGTTTTCAATAAACTGTGGAAGATCTACAGGTCCCTTGGCAAAAGGAGCAACAATCGCCCCAATAGAGCCAGAGACTGGATCGACTCTTCCAATAGTTAAGTCAACTTCTCTTACTACAATTCCAGGAGATGCTAAATTTAGTGGCATCTTTTTTGTTCTCCTTGGTCCAGAATTACCTGAAATTATTTATCAAAAAGGGCATTTTCAATGGGGAATCCAGACGTGAAACCTACCAATCTGGGTATTCCCAAACATCACTACCCTTTTTAACTCTTTTTTTAGTACATTCTTTACATTCATAAGAGTATGATGATGCAACTGGACCTCTATCTTTTCTAGTTCTGTAAAATCCATCAAGCATATTTTTAGTGTTACCACAAACTCTACATTTTCTATCATAAAGTAGAAGATGTCCTAGTTTTAATTGATCATCTAACTCCATCAATAATAATCCCACATATATGCTCGATCACCATATTCGTCAGTATGCCAGCGATCACCATCTTTATCTGTAAATGATCCTGTCATATCATTAATGCCATCATCTAAAAATCCAAAAGGTGCCATATCTTGATCTATCTGATTTTTCTGCTCTTCATATATTCTCTTACGAATATCATTATCAGTCATTTCCTTGAAGTAGTCTTGTGCTACCAACCAAGCAAAGATAACAAGACACATTGCAAGGTCATCATTACAACCTTCTTCTGCTTCAAAAGAATTGTGTCTCTGAGCAAAGGTAGTCAGTTCGGAAATTATTTCATAATCTAATGTTAATAACTTAAAATCTTCAATTAACATTTTTAAGTTTGAACAACCAAGTTTTTTAACTTGTGCTGTTGTTCTAACACCCATCTGTGATTTTTTACCTGAGAATCCGTGCCCAACAACTTGTCCTGCACGACCTCTCATCGCTGCCATCAACATATTTTCATACTCCAAGTCATAATGGAGAATGTTTGCTACCTGCTCTCCAATATCATTGACTTCTATTAGCACCCAAGCATCATTATATGCCTTCGCTGTTTGTTGAATGATGTTGGGAAACAACATCGGTTTTATTTCATTATTTCTATACTTCGCTACTATCTTGTAGGGAAACTCTGTAATATCAACAACGATAAATGCAGAATAATCGTTGCCCAACCCACGAGCAACATCAACAGTAGTAAGGTAGTTGTGTTCAGGTTTCGCTTTTTCGTAGACATCTAAACCTGCACTTCTTTGGATAGGATCTTCATAAATGAGATTCTTTAAAATTGATGGATTTATAAGGGTATTGACAGAACCAAGAAACTCACACTCGAACTCGACTTTGAATTGCTGTTCAGATGTGTTAGCAATCGTCTGTTCTTTCCATACTTCATCTCTTCCAGGAACCTCGGACCAATGAACATCAGTTGGAATGTATTCATTTTTACCTTTCTCAGAATCATGCCACATTCGGTAGAAATGATTCATACCGTGTGGAGTGGATACAATAATTACTTTGGTGTTTTTACCAGAAGTAATAGTAGGATAAACAGATGCAAAGAACGAGTCTGCAACATGGTTTGGAACGAATGCAAATTCGTCGAGGAATAGGATATTGAACGACATGCCTCGGACAGCACTTGCAGACGTAGAAGCTGCCAATATCTTACTGCCATTTTCTAACTCTAAAGATCCTTTGTTCCATGATATGATACCCTGCTGCATCCATTTAGGCAAGTTTTCGTAAGCAGTTTGTAACCTACTGAGAAGTTCTCTAGCAGTTGCCGCCTTGTTTGCTAAGATGCCAATGTTAACACTATCATTAAAAACAGCATAATGTAGAAGATAAGATACCACAGTGGTAGACTTACCAGTCTGACGTGGCATCTTACAGATATTAAACCTGTTATTATTAAAATTGTGAATTAATTTCTCTTGAAAGTCATAAGGATCAAACTGCGTCAATCCTTCATCAAGAGAAACAATTTTTACATAGTTTTTTGCAAAATAGACGGGATCTTCTTTACACCGCATAAACTCAAGAACTTGATCTTGAGTAAATTCGATGGGTGTATTTGCTTTTTTTAATAATGGATTACCAAGGTACTGTTCATTCATAACAAATCAATTTCTTTTAACTTCTAAATTTGTTTCTTTTTCATTTTGACTTCACATCAAATTTATAAAAAAACGAATCGTTTTTTGTCTTTTTATTTTTAGCATCATTGATAATATAATTATTTACCCAAGATGCATTACTAGGTAGATAACGATATGCTCCACTGTCTACTTTTTGTTCTAAAAATTGCTTAAAAGTTTTCATCAGCACTTCCACCTTCTACGTGCTTTACAAATTTTCTTATCTGGGGTTTTTGAGCAATCAATGTTGTGCATCTTCATCTGACCTTTAGATCGACTGCAATAAGAAGAACGACGCTTTGCATCTTTGCTTCCTTTCTTTGGATTGCCTGTTACAGCAGTCTTCAGTTTAGAACCTGGATTCTCACGCTTATATGCATTAACAGATTTTTGACTCATACCATCAACACCATCTTTGCGATTTGATTTCTGCCAATCTTCTTGCATGTCAAAATCTGATCTCCAATCATAATGATTTATGGATTCACTTTTCGTGGAGAAAGTCATTGAAGGACTGCCACCATAAGTAATTTTATCTTTTGTTTTAGTGTTATGAACATTAGGTGCTTGGAACTTTCTAGGTTCAAAATTACGCTGCCCCTGAGATCTTACCTGATCCGCAGTTTGACCTTTTTGGTCCATTGCAGCATATCCACCACCAGCTTTAAATTCTTTATTTGATTTTCTATCAGCAAACCTCCTTTTAATATCAGATTTCGTTTCAGCAGAAACTTCTTGAATTTGCTCAATCCCTTCTTCCTTGACACAATTTGGATATCTTTTTCCAAACATTGTCTTCATACCCTTTTTCTTATATCCTTTCCAACACTTTTCATCAAGCATCTTACTTCCAATTCCTTCAGTTGGTTGTAGTGGTTCTGTTTTGATAATATCTACAGATTCATATTCAAGTGCCTGAAAATCATCTCTCCAATTGGAGAACTCATAACTTTCTTTTTTGGTTTTGTTACCCCAGTTCTTAGCACCTTTTTTACGGCACTTAACTAAAGCACCTGATGCATAAGCACTTGGCCAGACAGAATAACGAGACTTGACTTTATGATAGCAAGCATCTTTCTTACCTTCATCAACCATTTCACCTTCTGGTTCATAATGTGCTTTATCTAATTTAACTCCTGGTTTCAAATTCTTTAATCTCTGCAGTCTTTCTCTTTCAAGATCCTGTGGACTCTTCAAACCTCCCTTACCACCCATCTTAATCATATCTCTGGGACCTGTACCCCAGGCATCGCGTTCGGCAATAACTTCCTCTTTAACACCTCTTGCCTTGTTGATGGCATCTTGCATTTTTTGATTTCTAGATTTAACCTTCTCACCAACTTCTCTTGCTTTGTCCATAAGTTTCAATCCAGCAAGTCCTGTACCTATTGCTAAACCTGCACGAATGACATTTGCAGCACCTTCATCAATAGATTTTGATTCTTCTCTCCAGTTTGAATAAGATTCTGTTTTCACGTTGATTGCCTTTCCTTTTCTATTTGGATTTGGATCTTGACGTTGCTTTCTATTAAATGCCTTTTTCTCTTCCTTATCATTTAAATTTGCAGCCATTTTGCTGGACCCACACTTAGGTTTGGTCTTTTGTCCTGGTTGCTTTGCACAAGGTTTTCCAGCATATTTCCCACCCAATTGGACCCAACCAGGTTTGCCATCACTAGACTTACTCTTACTAAACCAGTCACGCAAAGAAGAATCACCACTCTTCGATTCGCTTACTTTTTCTCTACTCCCACAATGTGCTCGTTGAGAGAATCCTTTTGGATTATTGCAATCGATGGATTTTTTGTACTTTGCACTCCACGATTCAGAGACGCCACCTCCGCCGCCTTCACCACCTCCATCAGAAGAGGAGCCATCCCCGTTGCCATTGCCATTTGAGTGATTTCCATTTCCATTTCCTCCATTACCATTATTTTTTGTTTCTTCATCGGAATCATCACCTTTTTCCTTACGAAGATATCCACCTATACCAAGAATATAACCACGAGGTATTTTTTTACACTTTTCATCAGTGTTGCAATAGTAATATCCTTTTTTGCAGGACTTCTTAGACATCACTTACTATCAGATTCATTATTATTTAGAAAACCTTGTTTGAGTAACTTTGAAAGTTCTGATGTAGACCCAACAAATAAAGCGTTATTTGTTACATTATTTGGTCCCTTACTACCATTATCTTCTTCCAGATCTTTTAACTTTTTCTGAAGATCTGCTAATTTATCTGTAGTATCTGCAACAGATTTGATTAATTGACCCGCAACTTCATATGCTCTAGGACTTGCACTTTCACCTGCAAGTTCCATAATACCATTTATTGCTTCTTGACCCTTTTCAATCAAAGAATATAAGTTTGCTCTTGTATACTCATAATCTTTTTTAATATCATTCTTTTCCACTTTTAGTGGAACAGGTTTTACTGGTTTTGACTCAACAATACTACTTTCAATATTGAGTGCTTCATCAATAGAATCATAACTATTAGTCATTGTTATTAGATATCAATTTTACGGGTTGGACTGAATGTCTTGGAATCTGCAAAGAATTCAGTTGTTTCCGAGAATCCAAAATCATCACCTGGCATTAAAAGTTTATGGTCTAATTCATCAATTACACCATCATCATTTTTATCAATTTTGGATGTTGGTGTAACTGTATAACGAACTTCTCGTTTGGCAGTCTTAACATCTGTACTGGTGTACATATCAACCTGAACCTTACGGATAAGTCCATCACTACTATCGGCAACAGGACCAAACAGATAAGTTTTTGCTGTAAACTGTAAAGTATGTATCAATGCACGTCTTGTATCAAAATTTCCTTCATAATCATCTTGGAATCCAACACTCTCTAAAATAATAGGAATATCTCTTTTTTCTCCAATAGAATCTACTAAATCAATAGTTAAATTGAAGTGTGGTTGAAAGTATGGCAGAATTTGTTCTAATATCTGTAATGAGTCATCATTCAACTTTGAAAGAATGTTTAATTCAAATCCAATGTTATACGGAACTGGCATAAAAACTTTTTTTGCCTTACTACCGTCATCACAAGTTTTAAATGTCTGAACTAAACTTGATTTTCTGGTTGCATCATAGTTAATAGATGTCATTTCAAATGACATCCTTGGCATTGTAATTTGAACTGCTCTATTTAAATCTGCTTGTTGTGTAATTCTTGCAAGAAATTTTTGACTAGGTCCATATGCAAGAGGTACTTCTATCTCACTAAAATTTGTACCATTTTCTCCCGTATGACGAACATGAATATCGTTGAATAATGTTCCAAAACCAATAATTGTTTTTCTAACAATTTCGTGATAATAATAAGTTCCTAACATTAAAACGTACCAAATGGATTTCTTTCTGTAAAGTCCAATATTTTATCTGCTTGGACTTGGAACTCATCGTTCTCAGTATATTTATCGTATAAGTCTTCGTGTCTATATTCTTGGACTGGGTAGTAAGCTCCAGACTCTTGTCCAACAATATTTTCTCCCCTTTGGAATCTTGTTTGTGTTTCTCCAATCCCAACGTTGGAAATCTTAAGGATTTTAGTATCCTGATCCCATCCTTTAACTCTTGCTCGTGTTTGAGATCTTGATCCAATTATTATTTCATTGAATATATAAGTTCCAATGCCAGCAAGAGTTTCTGGATCTGCAATAGTTACTTGTGGAGAAGAACTATATCCTCTACCAGCATTTTGAACGTAAATTGATTTGACAACATTTGAAGTTCCATCACGACCAATAGATGCAATACCTACTGCAGTATGTGCAATACCACTTGCAGGTGGTCCAGCAATAGTTACTGTTGGTGCAGTTCCATATCCAACACCAGTATCAGTAATTACTAATTTGACAACGCCTTGACCAGAGGTGACCAATCTACAAGTAGCAGCAGCACCAGATCCGCCACCACCAGTAATTGTAATAGTTGGTGTAACAGTATATCCTGCACCAGCATTGGTAAGAAGAATTCTTTCAAGACCAGTAACTCCTGCTCTTGTTGTCATGAAACCAACAGCGGTTGCAGTATCTCCAATCTGACCTGTTGGAGAAGATGTAAATCCAATAATTGGTACTGATGTATAATTTCCTCCATCATTATTTAAGAATATCTCTTGAATATATCCACTAGAAACAGATCCCTCAATAGATGCAGATGCCGTTGCTGTTCTACCAATACCAATCAATTGAAGTTGGGTAATGAATCCTTCATCTTGAACTTGAGTATCGATAGTTTCGATTGTTGTATCAATAATTTCATCTTCATATTCAAAGAGTTCACATTTAAGTTGATAAACGTAGTTCTTTCCCAATTGGTAAAAGGGATCCTCGTGCTCAACAAATTTTACCTCAAATAATCTCTGTCCTAAGGGGAAATAAATCAAATCTCCTTCCCTTGGGCGAGTTGGAGTTGGCATTATTGAATCATCAGTTCCATCATCCTGACCAGCCATAAATGGAGCAATGAAATCTTCAAATCTTTCTTTTGAAATTGTTAGAATCAGTTCATCACGAATACTGACCCCAAATTTAGTCATAATATCGCCAGCACCACCATATCCTTCATAGGTGTTTACATATGCTTCTATTGCAAAATTATCATCAAATTTTGAAGTTTGAACTTCTTCCAATACAGTCTTTTTATTTACATATTTTCTTGGAATATATGTAACTTCAACACCATGCATTGACAGGTGCTCGTTTATTAGATCTTGGACCAATCTTTGTTCAGATGCAGTCCCTTGTAAAAAGAATGGATTAAGTGCCATTATCCAATAAAGTCGAGAGGTGGAAGTTCATACTCTGAAGACATACGTGATTTAATATCTGCCAATTCTTGTTCTGCTTGTTGCAAAATACCATCACCATTCATCTCAAGACCGCCTGGAAGTTTTACTCCTCTAAACTTACTTAAGTTTCTACCCCATTGACGTTTGATCAGAGCAGTCAAAAATGGTTTTATAAAACTATCATTGTAAATTTGAGTAAATGATACCGGATCCAGTGCTCTATAACATTCTAAAATAATAAACTCACCTACATTTTGCGAACCCCAATCAATATCTAGATATAATCTATCTTGCCTCTTATTAAATCTTACTTGTTTATCTGGAGTAAGTAAAAAATCAATATCCTCAAGATAAGTCTTAGTCATTGCATACTGTAACAACTCTACAGAGTTGAAATAATACATATCATTCAAAAATAATTGATATTTAATACTAAACATTCCACCAGAAATGGAACTAGTATCAAACTTAAATATCTTTTCTACTCCAATAACCGATTCTGGAACTTGGATGTAATTTGAATTCTCATAGAAACTAAAAGTTGTTGCAGTTCCTACAATTGTTGATTCGCCAGTAGTAACTGTTACTCCTATTCCAGTTTTTGGTGCTACTGTACTTGATCCTGAAGATTCTGCTGCAGTACCTCTATCAATATCACCTTGTGTTATCTCATACTTGAGATACATTTTTTCCACACCATCAAAATGGCGCTCATTAAAATATTGAATGGCATCATCAACTAGATCATCAATTTGATCGTCGTCTACATTAATCTCAAGAACTGGAGCACCAAGTTGACGTAAACAGTAGTCTATGAGTCCTTGTCTAGATGATGGTTTTGCCATATTAACCTTCTAATTTTGCTTTAAGATCAGCGTTCTCTTCAAGTAGAGATTCTACTTGTTCTTTAAAATCTTGAGACATAGTTGCCAACTTTGCCTCAAGAAGAACATTTTGATTTGATACCGCTGCTAACTTTGAATTATAAATTTTTATGAGAACGTTAACATCAACTTCACTTTGATTGTCCATTAATTACCTCAGAAAGTTCCCCCGTCAAGTGTTGAAGTCCAGTGGGGTTTGTTAGTATATATTACACTAACAGTATTGGGAACTGAAGCAAGATTTGCAATTGCTCCATTAACACCTTCTCTCCTAAGATTGCCGGATGTATTAAATGTTCCCTCAACACCAATTACATTAACAGAATTTGCTCCAGTAACAGCAGTTTCAACAACACCATAAGCACCAGTAGTATCCTGTCTGATGATATCTCCTGCAGACGCAGTAACAGCACTGCCAAGAGCAAGGGTGTTCTTAGTGATAGCAGTCAACATCTGTTTAGATGTGACTACAGGCGATGCAACGGCATTTGTGGATCTCTGAAGACCAGTGTCATCAAAGTAAACTATACCACCAGTATTGTAATCACCAGATTGGTAGTAGATACCTTTAATATCTAAGAAACCTTTGGTTCCACTGACAAGACTGCTTGCAATACTTGCATCTGGAACATACGTCCATCTTCTACTGTCATCTGCGTGAGTTCCGTGGTTATCGGCATCAGCAGCACTATTTGCAATAGAACTATCATCAAAACCAAAGAAACCTTCTTTATTATTTGAAGTTCCACTACTTGTGTTGTAACTGAAAGATATACCTCTATCAGTATTACTATCGTAAGCGTGAGTAAGTGTTACTTGAGAAGTTGTTGTAATACCAGCAGTACTATTTGCTGACATCGTAACAACTTTAGTGCCTGTGTTAAAGGCAGTAATTGATGTTGCACCAGGAATATTTGCGTGAGCAATAATATCACCAGTATTAATACCAACTACAGAGTCTAAAGTAATTGTATTTGTACCACTGGCATGTTCTGCCATTACTGTTCTGGTACTAGTTACATCACCAAGATGTAAAATTGCATCATTTAAAGTTGAAGATGTGGAGTTGACAGTTGTTGTAGTACCATCAACTTGTAAATCACCTTTGATGATGACCTTACCTTCATTACTTAATCCATCGGGATATGGATCAATATACAGTTCATTACCACCACCTGCTCTAGTTGCGATAACATTGGATGAAATACCAATATTACCAACTTCAAGACCATTTGTTATATTGACGTCAGTTTCATAAGTCCAGGGAGCACCTGTTACCTTAATACTATTATCACCATCTTCATCATATTCAATCTTTGAATCTTTATCATTACCAAACGTTAAGAAAGTGTCATCAG